TTCAAAATCAAAATCAAAAAGGTTGCTGGATATTGGAACTATGATTCATCTGAGTTTGCTGCTCCTGCTCCACTTCTAGATGATGACGATGCAATGGAAACAGTTTGGAAGAACGAATATTCTCTTGCAGAACTTGTTGCTCCAGATCAGTTCAAGTCATATGAAGATCTCAAGAAGAGACTTGATTATGTTCTTGGTCTCACTGTTGCACCAAAGAGACAAGATCCAGAAGTCGCTGAAGAAGAAACAACTCGTGGTGACTTAGAAGATCTAAGTGAAGGTAAAGGTCGTGCAGTTGTTGACACAACACCATCCTCTGTCAATACAGATGAGGATGAAGAAGATGCACTTAGCTATTTTGCAAAATTAGCTGAAAATTAGAAAATACCCCGAAAAAAATTCGGGGCCATTTTTACGCCAGAGGTCGCTCAAAACGACCTCTTTTTTTATGGCGAAATTATGCGTGGATTCTCGGTTCTTTTTAAATCATCACTAATATATTGACTTGATCTCTCATATTGCATGATATTGCTAATATCTGTTAGAACTAGATCGAGTAGTTGAGGTTTTAAAATATTAATTTGTCTTTTTGCATCATTTAGATTTGTTTCATGTTCGAGAAAGGTAACTTGCTTTATTTCAGTTGCAGTTTTTGTAACACCATTATCCACATATGTGATTGAATGATCTGCGTCAACATAAAGGCCATCTCTTTGTATCGTTCTATTTCTTGAGTCTTTAACTAATCTAGTTTCATAGTGATGAACATTAGCTAATTCTTGTTCTGTATATTTTCCATTGAGATAAGTTAAAAAATCTTGATTTCCCATTGGCCATTCATCTCTGACATGGATAATATTATTTGTTGTTAATATCACCCAATCGAGACCAGAATCGTTGTAAAAATCATATGCGACTTTATCAGGTCTTTCATCATCTTGAACTGAGTATTTTGTAAAATTAACTACATCGTTGATAATATCAGTTCTTAATACTGCTCTCTTAAAAAGATTCTTGACAATTTGATAATCATAGGCAGATGTTCTATCATTCCTTAAGGAAGGATATTCTAAATTTGGTAATTGTCTAAAATAAGAATTTGGTGATCCTGAGTATGTCATTTTAGTATCCTACAGAGTCTTCTGGCATTCCATCTTCCACTTGATCATCAAAATATATTGGTCTTAATTCTGTGAAGTTCATAGTCATCTTGAGTGATATTGGTTGAGAGTCTTGATATGCAGACCAATATCCATTTGGTGCATAGTCAACTGCAAAAGTTTTTAAAGCAAGACCGCCTGGATTAAATCTATTTACTGTTTTTAATATGGTATCATCTGCGCTTCCTCTCTTATATTTAAGAATAAAAATATCAGGAGTTGTCAAAAAAGTGGAATTATTGAATTTTGGAGCCATTCCATCTTTAAAAAATTTAATAATTTTTCTAATTTCTTTTCCTTCTTCTTGACTTCTTGCAATTAAGGTAAAATCAAAGTTAAAGTCTCTTAAAACTGGCCCTTGAAATAACATTTCTGCATTAGGATTTAAAACTCTACCACTTGATCGAGCTAAAAGTTGATCAGTAGTGACATTTTGACCAGTTGCTCTTGCAACAGTGGATGCATAAAACTGACTTGCTAAAGCACCTTTCATTTCTTTAAGACCAGTGGTTTTTTCACCAGTCAATCCTCTTACAATCTCTTGTGCGCTTGATAATTCAGCCTCTGACTCTTGATCTAATGCAATTTGACCAAGACCTTCACCCAAAGAAGCAGCAGCTAAACCAAGTATGTTTAGTTCACTTTTTCCCCAATCTGCACCGTTTGTATCAACTACCTTTGGCATTGGTAAAAATACAGTTCCATAATATTTGCTACCTTTCATACTATCGCCTTTTCTTTCTGAATAGGTTGTTTGTGTATCAATTCCTAAAAATCTTCTTGACTTTGTATTGGCACCACTTTGTCTTTTAGAAGTACCTTTTTTCTCTATCACTTCTTTTCTAACATCTGTTATCAATCGAGCTGGTCTACTACCTTGAACTGATGTTCTTTGATAGTTGAATCTTGATATTTCTAAATGATCTTGTGAAATTGATATATCTAACGGATATCGAAATACTCTTACTTTATCAAGACTCTTTGTTTTAGCGTCATACTTATCCTTTATATCCTGACCCGATACAACGGTTTCCTTATCTTTAGGATTGATACCATATTTACTTTTATCTTGATTTGTAAGACTATTATTGTTTATTTTGTAGTTTTTTGTTAAAATTTCATTATTTCCAATGGCGTTAGATCCATCAAGTGCCTCTGATACGCTTTCACTTCCCTGTTGTGTTATGTAAGCGTCTGTGTTAGCTCCAAATCTATTTACATTATAAGCTTCTAGTGTATCAGAATCATTCATCACAGTATTCCATTTACTGCTATCTGGTTTTATAGCTTGTTCACTTCCATCACTCATTACTTCATTGATAGCTACTATTTCTTTAGTCTCTGGATCGAACTCAATTATATAATCGTCTTCTTGCCCAGCAAATATATTAGTCTTTGCTTTTATTTGTTTGCTTCTTGAATTATCTTTGTTTTCTTGTGACATTAGTTTGTGTTGTAAATTCTACTTCGTGGGACACTAATCCCTCTCATATCGACAAATTTTTCAGTTGGTAATTGAGCCACATCTGTCCATTCAGATTCTGGAATTCGATATGGTTGACCTCTGACACCACCATAAACATATTTATGCAGAGTTCGACGAGGCACGGCAACTGCACCTTGAGCAGAGTTATTTAGTAAGCTCATCGCAAATTCTTCTCTTTGTGCCAAACGAAGATAGTGAAGATTGCAACCAAGAAACCCACCTGTTTGATATTCAATCACATATGACAATGGATACATGTCATAATATGGTTGTTTTGTTTGTGCTTGGTATGTAAAAAAATATAGTTGGCCAGGAGCAAAACCACCTGTATCTGCAGCATCATCATCAAAGTTTGTTGATCCAAGTTCTTGTATTAATTGTTGACGAAAGAATTCCTCATTGACTTGACCACCAACTTTATTTAATATGTTTTGTAGAATACTCATCTGATTCCTAATTCTTTCTCAGTCATAATTTTGAATTCTAATTTACGGTCTGCACAAAATTCTTTCGCTGCCTTCCACTTTGCTTGATTCTTAACATAAGTCATTGATTCATTTATAAGAGTTTTTCTTGATTTACCTTTCGTCACTTTCGGTTCTAGTGTCTCTCTCATTGGTTTGACTTCAATTACCGATCTGCGAATATTATTTTCTTTGTCTTTATATTTAATGAAAAAATCAGGAAAATATCTACGAACACGATTAGTTGTTGGATCTAAATATGGAATCCAAAATTCCTCAGACGCCCATTCGATAATATTTTCATTCAAATCACAGTAATTCATGAATTTTCGTTCCCAAAGAGAGCGATAAATAATATTAGATTGATCGCCCTTGTATTTTCGAGGGTTAGAAGGCTTATATATTCCTTTATAACTCATATATAATAATAACAACACAAATTTATTTATCGTGGCTAGAACAGGCAAAGAAAAACATAATGTGCCGTACTCTAAAAGTATATTTCCTAAACCAGAAAACATATTAGCTGGATCAAAAGGAGGAATGAATGAGATCAGAGAAACTGTGCAAAGAGTTTCTCTTGACACTTTGTATCAAGTAACTTTTTCTTTTGGAAAATTTTCAAATTGGTTAGGTAATTCTTTTGGTGATAGAAATGGATATGGTAGAACACAAGGTCGTGGATTTAAAGAAAAATTATCAATATTATGTACAGAAGCAGAGATACCTGGCACAAGTTTTCAAACAAGTCTTGCTGTAGGACATCATCAAGGTATTCAAGAGGAATTTCCAAATCTTAGAACTTTCCCACCACTCAACCTAGTGTTCTATGTTGATGCTGATCATGTAGTTCTTGAAATTTTAGAATCATGGATGACATATATTAATCCTCTTAGTACACAAAAAAGAAATATCAATGCGTATGGTCGTTTTAATTATCCAGAAAGTTATAAGGAATTATTACACATAACAAAATTTGAAAATGATTTCTTAGTTAATGAAATAGACGAAGAAAGAATAATGAATACTGATGAGGCTGCTACTTTTCATGAAAAAATTCAAATAAGAGAATCAACCACTAAATTGTTAACTTATGAATTTGTAAATATATGGCCAACTAACATGACATCAATGAGAGTTGCCTATGGTAACTCAAATGTGTTAAGATGTAGTGTACAATTTGCTTATGATAGATACTTCACAGATTATAATTATAATGAAGCTCATGGTAATGTACTTGATGATGGATCACTCGGAGCTCCCTCTGATGTATCCATATTTGGAAAAAAAGAAAAAAAAGTCGATGAATATATTCCTTTCGTCGAATAAT